CGCTCACTCGTCGCCTTCCTTCTTCTTGCGGCGCAGGATGCCCTTGCGCTTCTTCTTGAGCTTCGGCTCTTCGTCGGCAGTGACCGGCTCGGCCTCCTCCACAGGTGCGGAGGAGGTGAGCCGATCGAGGTCACGAGGTGAAGCCGGAGTCTGCCGTTCGGAGAGGCGTTCCAAAACCTCGGCTTGCTCGATCAGCGTCCGGCGCTCCTTCCAATCGTCGGCGTCGATGATGTACCCCCGCTCCCCACGGAGCGTCCCATCGGGGTACACGAGCTGGCATCCTTTTCTCACCCTGCACTTCATTCGCGGCCTCTGGTTCAGATGTTGATCTCGCACGCGATGGCGTGCGCGGTGTTCGTCGGTTGCGAGAGCGCGATGACTGAGGCGAACGCATCGCCACCAGCCACGACCAGCTTGCCCCGCAGATAGCGTTCGCGGCTGTTGAGCAGCACGCGGATCCGCCTCGTTTGGTCGTTCGTTGAGACCTGCGGCAGGTCGGAGCCTGTGACCTTCGCCCAGGAGTCCGCCACGCCGCTGTCTGAGGACTCCTCGAGGAAGAAGTCCACGGTCCCGGATACGGCGCCCGTGTCGATCACAAAGCAGATCGCGTGCTCGCTGCGCGTGTCGATCGCAGCAGAGACGTGAGTCGTGTCAGACCACTCCTTCGCGTGATGAAGCGCGTGCAGCCGGAAGTCTTTGTGGAAGTCGGGAAGAGCCATAGCAGGGGGGGAGCAGCAGGACGCTCGAGGGTCTCGAGCGCCCTGCCGCGATAGATCAGACCTCGAACGAGAAGGTCGAACCGTCGCCCGTGTAGTACGGGGTCAGGATCACGCTGATCGAGAACTCGGCAGCAGCAGATGCCTGCACCGCCGACAGCTTCAGGAAGCGGTCGGTGGCGTCAAGGTTCACGCGGCCCACATAGACCGCCTCGTCGTTCGCCGTCGTGACCTGGGAGAACACCGCGCCACTGATGGCGCTGTAGCTCCCGCCGGAGGTCGTGGCTGCGGTGACGGTGATGTCCGTCGTCCCGCCGCCAGAACTCGTGCCAGCGTTGTAGACGATGAGGGCTTGATGGTAGCCCTTGGTGTCGATGGCAGCAGCGGACAGGGTAGTGCCCGCGCTGTAGCTGTCAGCCTTGTGGCTGAGGACGGCCTTGAATGCCGCAACGTCTGAGAGACTCATGTGTCGATCCTCCTTGGATCAGCCAGCGACGGAGAAGGACTCAGGGTGACGCAAGGCCACATCGACTCGCATCGTCGCGCGAATGTGAGTCTGGTCTTTCGAGAAGGCGTCGTCCGAAGTGTCGGACGCGAGAAGGCGCATACCGCCCCAGCGGCAGATCATCACGTCGTCCCAGTTGCCGAACATGACCGAGCCCGCCGATGCGGGGACAGCGGTCGGCGCGGTCAGTTGCGTTGACGTGCGGACCGGGTAGCCGAACAGGGTCGTGGCGAATCCCTCCGAGGTCGAGACGGCGTTGATGGGAACAGACTTACCTGCACCATCGACTTCCATCTGTCGGATCTCGCTCATCATGAGCGGATGCACGCACCAGCCGAGACGACCGCGCAGCGCGTTGGCTGCATCGAGGTCAGACATGAACTCCATCATGGAGGCCATTGAAGGCGCGTTGCCGATACCGGCACCGGCACCAGCAAGGTCCGTCATCGTCACAGTACCAATGCCCGCCGTCTGAAGGATGCCGACAGGCTCGCCAGCGCCGCCACCGGCTGAACCGTTGAGGACGCCGAGGTCAACGGCAAGGCCAAGCTGCGAGGCAAGGTCCTGCTCGATGATCGAGTCCGCCGTCGGAGCCGAGGTCTCCAGCAGAAGGTTCGACAGGATGACCCGACCGGCAACGGTCTTGGGCGTCATGTTGATCTGCTCGAAGCCAAGGTCACTCGCGGTGATCGTGGAGTTCTCAGACACCCAGTAGCCCGACGCGGAGGTCGTCAGCTTCGGGATGCTGACGGGCACGCCAGTCGAAGGCATATCCCGAGCACCCAGGTCGTACGCCACGACGTTGGCCTTGAGCTTCTCGATGACCGTCTGGATGGCCTCCTCGGGAACGATGTAGCCGCCAGCCGTGTCGGTCCCCACCGTCATGGCCTTCTCCTTCGTCGCCCTGAACACTTCCTGCTCGTAGGGTGCATCGGAGAAGTCCTTGCGAGCAAGGGCGCGACAGGCGCGGGCCATGCTGAACGAGTCACGCGCTTGCGACTTGTCAGCAGCCACGACACCGGGCAAGGACATTGACCGAGCCTCGGTCAGCTGTCCCTTCACGGTGCCGATCTCGTCCTCAAGTCCACGGATCTGGTCCTCGAGCTTCTGGCGGTTCGCAGCGTCCTCAGAACGCCAGTTGCCCATCGTGCGCTCGAGGGAATCTCCGAGCGTCTTCAGTTGCGCTTCAAGCGCGGTCTCAATGTTCTGCATGGTTCAGTTGTTGCAGTCGGTTCAGGAAGTCATCAGTCACAGATCGAAGGCTCGCATCCACGTCCGCTGCAAGGCGGTCGCGGAAGTCATCAACAACAGCCGGGGGCGACGCCGGAGCGGGTGAGGTGCCATCGGGCGAACCAAGTCCGCCAGCACGCTCACCACCGAAGTCGCGGATCCGAACCGTGAGATCGCTCACAGAATCGACCAGTGTGCTCAGTGCGCGGGCCTGCTCGGCCTGCGCGTCAACGAGGTGGGCGAACGATGAGGTGAGGCTCTTCTCCTCTTCCTCCTCGTCCTTGTAGCCGGAGCCCTTCTCCTCCTCGTCGGGCTTCATGCCCATCTCCTCGTCGTCGTAGTCCTCGAGGTTCATGAGGCACTCCATCGCCATCCTCATGTGACCCATCGCTTCCTCGACGCCCATCATCTTCGCCGCCTTCTCGGCAGGCTCCGGATCAGCAGGCTCCTCAGAAGACTCCGCGACCTCGCGGACCTTCGTGAGTGTGGAGAACTTGTGGCCCACCAGGGTCTCGGTCGGCTCGCCGTCCTCGTAAAGGCGGATCAGAGCAGCCGGGTCCTCCTCGGTCCCCTCCACCGTGAACGAACTGTCCGGGATCTCGATCGTGCCGCTGTCTTCGATGCGCTCGATCTGACCTTCAGCGGACCCGCCGCTGCTATCCCAGCGGACTACGTCGCCCACTGAGAGCGTGCCGGGGTCGGCCTTCGTGTGAGCTCCAAGATCCACGAAGCCTCGGATCTTGGCCTTGAGGCGCTTCGCGAGTTCGTCTTCGGTCATGGGAATGGTCTTGAGGAATCGGTCCACGGTGCGGTCGCCAACTAGGCCCGCCGCCGCGAGTGATTTCGCGCCGGTCACCAGCGCGGAGGGATTGGCGGGAACAGAGACCACGCTGATCTCGAGGAGATCCGCGCTCGAGTAGATGACGCCATACGGCGGCATCCCCAGGTCAGCCTTCTCCTTCTCGGTGGCCTCCTCGGCCTCGAGGGGCATGAAGCCCACAGAGACGGCGTTCAGGAACCCGCCCTTGGAGAGCTGGTAGATCGTGTCGGCAAACTCGTGCGCCTCAGGCGGCGCGAACTCGACCGACGCCAAGAGCGCGGGCTTGCCGTCCTCCATGACGCTGCGGCGGACGTTCGTGGCTCGCCCGATCGGCGGCACGTTGCTCGTATCGTGGCCCCAGAGGATGACGGGGTTCCGCTTGTAGGTCGTCAGGTTCCAGCCCTCGACCTTGATCACGTCCCCCATCCGATCCGGCGTCTCGTCGCTCGCGATGTATGTCAGCGTCCGTTCGCCCGTCTCCATCGGCACGGACGCCTTCGCGCGGATCTGCGGCAGGCCGCTCGCCTTGAGGTTGAGCAGCTCGTGGGAGCGCAGGTTCTTCGGCGTGGCGCAGAGGTCGGTCAGAAATTGGTGCGTCATCAGAGGTCCGTGAATTCAGGGTGGACGCCAGGAAGGAGGACGCAGCGGCAGTTCGCCACCTGCGCGGCCCCCGCCTGCGAGTCGCCGGGGTAGCGCAGTCCGAAGCCGAACTCTTGGCCGAGAGGGACCACGCGGCCATTGAGCGAGGCGTGCGAGTCTCGAGCCCCAGGGTTCGCGAACCATTCGGCGGACTCGAAGCCCTCAGCCTCGAGCTCGCCCAGCCTGCCGAAGTTCGCGGCAGCGGTCGTCTCGGTCCTGGCGATGAGGTCGGCTCGCTGCGTTGTGCTCAGAAGCGTCGCGTTGAAATACTCTTCGCTCTCCTCGAGGGTCGCCCACAGCGCCTCTCGGATGCTGGAATACTGGGCGTTCGGGTCGCTGATCTGGCGCACGATCGCACGCTGGATCTCGAGGCGCAGGTTCTCCGCGATGCCCTTGAGGATCGGCGCGTTCTCCGCGAGGTACTGAACCACCTTCGGGTTCTGCACGCTGAGGAAGTAGGTGGACGCCGAGCCCGTGATCTCCATCGCCATGCCGTTGGCGCTGGTCAGGATCATGGCCCCGATCTTCGGGTCCAGCGCCGCGACCATCGCGGCCTCGAACTCCTCGATGTTGATCGCGAGCAGGCGCTGGATCTCGGCCTCGGTGTAGATCGCCTTCCGCTTCGGAGCTGCCCGCTCGGTCGGGTTGATCGCTTCCTCCCGCACGCGGCGGCGCATCGCGAGGAC